CCAGTAACCACACGTTCTAAATAACCGTTGATTTTCAACGTATTTCGTCTCAGCTTGTCACACGGCGTAACTCTGGATACGCTGCAAGCACCGCACCAAACATGGTGTAGAACATGGGACGAAAGGAACGGATATGGCGCGCGCACTCAATCAGTTATCGGCCGTCAAGGTGGCCAGGATCAGGGACAAGGGCCTGTATCTGGACGGCGGCGGGCTCTATCTCAGTGTCAGCCGGACGGGTTCGAAATCCTGGATTTTCCGCTTCAGGCGGCGCGATATGGGATTAGGCAGCTATCCCGCCATTTCCCTTGCCGGAGCGCGAGAGAAGGCCGCGAAGGCTCGCGAGATGTTGGCGCATGGTGAAGATCCAATCGAGGTACGGCGCGGACGCGGCGCGGCCAACAAGGCAATGAGCTTCACCGAAGCGGCGGAAATATTCATCAAGGCGCGCGAGAAGGCGCTCGCGGCGGTGACGGCCAGAAAATGGCGCAAGCGGCTCGATACGCATATTCCGCCAGCCATCGGGCGCTTGCCGCTGGCGGCTATCGAGGTGCGGCATGTTCTTGAGATTCTGGAGCCGATCTGGTGGAACAGAAACCCGACCGCCGCAATGGTCCGCAACCAGATCGAGCTGATCCTCGATTGGGCCAAGGCGAAAGAACTGCGCAAGGGTGAGAACCCGGCGCGCTGGCGCGGCCACCTGGAGCACCTTCTGACGAAGCGCAAGCAGGTGCATTCCACGGTGCACCATCCGGCATTGCCGTATATCGAGATCCCGACATTCATGACCGAACTGCGCAACGATGATTCAATCGGCGCGAGAGCGCTGGAGTTCCAAATCCTTACCGCAGTCAGACCAGGCGAGGCGCTCGGCGCGCGCTGGAGCGAAATTCAAGGCGACGTGTGGACCGTCCCGGCCGAACGCACGAAGAAGCGCAAGACGCATCGTATCCCGCTCTCGAAAGCTGCAATGGCGCTGCTTGCCGGTTTGCCGCGCCTTTCCGATTGTGTCTTTCCCGGCATCGATCCAAAGCGGCCGATCTGCATAACCACGCTGCGCAAGCCTGCCAAGCGTCTTGCCTGCGACGTGACGGCGCACGGTTTTCGTTCAGCCTTCAGGGATTGGGTAGCCGAGGCGACGCCATTCCCGGCGCAACTGGCTGAAATGGCGCTGGCGCATATTGCCGGCGACAAGACCATGCAAGCCTACATGCGCACCGATCTTTTCGAAAAACGCCGTGATTTGATGAACGCATGGGCGAATTTCTGCGAGCATGGCGCACGGGAAGCCGAAATTATTCCGCTCTTCACGAAAACGTGAACAAGATATTTTGCACGTGATGTACACAAAGCTTGACGCCAAATAACACGGAAGCAAGCTAACAACATTTTTTAGGAAATATTTTCAATTCTACATTTCATTCGCTGACTACTTTCAGCGCTGCATTGGATGTATTCCGATTCGCGCAAGCAATGCCAAGGTTACGCAAGATTTAAATTGCACAACTTGTACAAATTGCACAGGTTGTGCACTTTTTGTTCTTGATAAAAGCGCGTTTTTACGGATTCTGTCTGCATAGGACATCACCACAGATGGAGACATGCAGTGTCGAGTACAGATGCCACCGAGCCAATGAAAGCGCTTTCAATCCCGGACGTTATGCGCCTGACAGGCTTCTCAAAGCCGAAGGTGTATCGGGAAATCAATGCTGGGCGGCTCGTCGCTCGGAAATGCGGATGCCGGACGATCGTGCTGACGCGCGATTTCGAGCGCTTTCTGGAAGAGATGCCGGTCATCGGCACTGCCGCACTCCTGGCCGAACGCGAATTTGCCGCCGATGCATAAGCCTCAGAATCAAAAACGCTGCCGGCGCGTGATGAGGACCGGCAGCGAATTTCATCAATCATCAGACCGCAGGACAGCGGGTGCAGTCACAATAGCGCCGCCTGCCTGTATCGTCAACGGGAGCGCGCGGCATGCTCGACTTTTCAGACGCTGATCCGCATGCCCACTATTCGGATGATGCGCGAAAAAACATGGTTAACGGCCAGTCGGCCGCAAAGCCGCGCATAATGTCGTTCGCCGAGAAAAGGCGGCTCATAGAGGGATACGAACGTACCTTGCTGGCGGCCATGGGCATTGTCCCGTCAGCACATGGCCATATACGCTGCATCTTCCCGGACCACGAAGATCGTGACCCGTCATGGCGCTGGGATGATCCTACGGCACGCTACCATTGCACCTGTGATCCCAGCAGCGGCGACATTCTCGATGTGATCCAGCGCATGGGATACGCCAGCAAAGCCAGCGAGGCGCTGGACTGGGCCATCAATGTGCTGGGCCTGCAGGACAGTCAGCCGCGAAAGGCAGCGCCTGCAAATGCGGCGTCACCTGTCGCTGATCCCGCGCCGAAGGTTTCTAAAACGCTCGCCATGGCGCAAAGGCGGTGGGCCGAGGGCCAGCCGATCGGCGGCACGCTCGCGGAGAGATATCTGCGGGCCGGGCGCGGCCTGGACAAGATCGCGCTGAACGGCGCTGACATGCGCTTTCACCCGGATCTCTGGTGCGAAGAGGCGAAGACGCACTATCCCGCGCTGATCGTCCTGGTGCGCGATGCCAGCATGGAGCCGATCGGCATTCAGCGCATCTGGCTCGACCCGAACAGGGTCGAGCGCGTCAAGGTCGACAAGAAGAGTGGAGGCTCGATATCCGGCGGCGCATTCTATAATCGTCCGCCAGCGGATGGACATCTAGGCATCGCTGAAGGCCCGGAAACCGCGCTCGCCGTCGAGCAAATATTCGGCGTGCCGTGCGCGGCTACGCTGTCGGCGAGCAATATGCCCGGCTTCGTGCCACCTGAATGCGTGCGCCGCATCACGATATATCCCGACGCCGACAAGCCAGGCCGTGAAGCGGCGGACAAGACTGTCCGGAGACTCAGAGAGCGAGGCTGCGAGGTGACCATGCAGCGTCCCTTTCACGGCGACGACTTCAGCGATGATCTGCGGAAAGGCGCAAAAGCGTCGGACTATCCGGAGCCTGAGGCGTCGGTAAAGTCGGGCTGGAGCTATGACGACTTTCTCGGCTACCTGCCAAAAAATCAGTTCATCTGTGTAGATACGACTGATCTCTGGCCGGCAGCGAGCGTCAATGCGCAGCTGCCGCCCAAAAAGGTTGGCGCGCATGAGATCCCGGCATCGCAGTGGATAGCGCGGCATCAGGCAGTTCAGCAGATGAGCTGGGTGCCTGGGCAACAGCAAATCATTGAAGACAAGATCATAAACGAGGGCGGGTTCATCGACCGTAAGGATGCGCGCATATTCAACCTGTATCGGCCGCCGGAGACCGAGCCCGGCGATCCCGATCAAGCCGGCAGATGGTTGGACCATGTCCGCGAGATCTATCCGGATGAGTGCGACCACATGATCAAATGGTTTGCCTGCCGCATTCAGCGTCCGGGTGAAAAAATCAATCATGCGCTCGTGCTCGGCGGCGTGCCTGGCATCGGCAAGGATACCATCCTTGAGCCGGTGAAATATGCCGTCGGGCGGTGGAACGTGCAGGAGATCGCGCCAGAGGCCATCATCGGCCGGTTCAACGGCTTCGCGCGATCGGTGATCTTGTGCATTTCAGAGCTGAAAGGCCAAACCGAGATCGACGCGGTGACGATGTACGAGAAGACGAAAACGTTGATCGCCGCGCCGCCAGAAGTGATCCGTCTCGATGAAAAAAATCTGCGCGAATATTCGATTCCGAATCTGACGGGCGTCCTGCAGACGACGAACAATAAGGGCGCAATTTTTCTGCCGCCAGACGATCGCCGCCACTTCATCGGCTGGAGCCACCGAACAGCTTCCGATTTTCCGGAGCAGTTCTGGCTGGATCTATGGGCATGGTACCGCCGCGAAGGCTTCCGCCATGTCGCCGCCTATCTGCGGGCGCTCGACCTGTCCACCTTCAACCCGAAGGCGCCGCCGCCGAAGACGCAGACGTTTCACGAGATAGTCGAGATGAGTCGGCCGACAGAAGATAGCGCACTCGCCGCGCTGCTCGACTGGATGGAAAGGCCGGTGGCCGTCACGGTGAAATGCCTTTTGAGGAAGTGCGCGCTCGACATCCTGAACTATGGCGAGCTGAGCGCATGGCTAAACGATCGCGGATCTCGGAAAAAAATTCCGAAACGGTTGGACGGCTGCGGGTACGTCCGCGTCAACAATGACGACGATGAGCGCGACGGCCAATTTGGCTTTGGCAGTGAAAAACGCGTCGTTTTCGGGCGGAAAGACCTTACAACTAGAGAGCGCACACATGCAGCTGAACAACTCGCGAAAAACGGCTGATTGTGTTGAAAGTGTTCATTGTGTTGATTCTCTATCCGCACCGTATTCACACCCATTTCGTTCTGATTTCGCTCTCTTGGCTGATTTTCAGTTCCAGGATTAACACAATCAACACTTATCCGAGCAAGAAGCGCGCGAAATGGCCAATACGGTGCGGATAGGAAATTAACACAATCAACACTTTCAACACATAGACGAACGAAAGGACCGAAAATGACCGAAAGTCTCAAGCCGTTCACCCGCGATGACGTGAAGGCTGTCATGAAGGAACATGGACTTTGCGAGGAAGGGTTCGCCTACATCCGACGCAGTGGCGAAAAAATCGGTATCGTCGGTGACTATAGGGACCGCGACAGCTTTTTCGATGAAGTCGCATTCTGCATCAAGCGCCTGTCCGCCATGCGGCGCGTGAAGACGATGACGCGTGCCGGTTCCGGATCATATGCAATTAAACATGTCGTTGAGCGCTCATGGATTCTCGACGAAGAGGGTTTGTCTCACGGCTATGTCTGCAATGGCGCGCTCATCGTGGCGGCCTATCTGCTCGGCATAGGCGTCAAGCGCTATGGGTATCCAGGGCCGAATGCCGCCATTGGCGTGTTCGAAGCCGATGTCCGCGCATTGGCTGCGGCGACGGAAAAGCGGGTTAATCTTGCGACTGCGCGTGTACGCCATCCGTTGCAGGCTGCATCCTGGTATAAGGGTGCTGTAGCCAAATCATCATCATAAGGACGAAAGGACCAAGCGGGACATGACCCTACATTGTGAAGCCGAGATGGACGAAGCGAAAGCAGTGCTCGACGTTCTGTTCGACGTGGCGAAAAGTTCATACACCAAGCATGGAATTCACCTTAATTCCTTCGTATTCGCGTCGGCATCCCTTGCCATGTTGCTCGCGCGTGACGTGACGCCGCGCGTTGAGATTGCTGAATTCCTGCGTGAAATCGCCAAAGGCTTCGACACGCCTGAGAGTGCGGACCGCGCTGAAGAAGCCGAAAAGGAAAAAACTGACATGGCGCCACGCTTCGAACCCGCCGACAAATTCGACAAGAACAGCGTCGAAAACCGAACGTATCGCTCAGTCATGCGCGCAATGCTGCGCCTGGTTGAAGAGGAAGGCTTACCGCCGCGTGAAGTCGCTCGCGGGTTGCTCACTGCCGCGCTCGATATCGCGCTGCTTGAGTTGCGGTTTTACGAATGCGCGCAATTCGTGGCCGACACATGCCAGGAAAGATTTCTCGATAACGCAACAGGTGTTGCAGGTGGTGGGCTGGCGAATTGAAAATTTAAATCCGGAGATTGAAATGTCGATTCCACCCGAAATTTTGAAAGCCACGCTGCTGCTCAAGGCCGCGGGCGAAAACGAAGACGCCTGCAAGGTGTCGAAGCTCGTCACCCACTTGCTTGGCCAGGGCGTGCCGGAAGACCAGCTTGTCGCTATTTGTGTCGCCGTCGCCATGCAGGTCGCCATGCTTCATCGAAGCGACGCCGAGGCATTGAAGATGATTGCCAATCTCGGCACGACAAGCTTGCACATCTTCCACGAGGATAAGCCAAGCCTCGAAAAGCATTGACGAAAAATTCTTGACCTGAAACCGCCAGTTGTGGCAAAGCTCCGAAGTCGGCAACGTTCGCGATGAGCGAAGCCGATCGGTTCAGACCGTGCCGTATGTACGCAACGAACTGCAAATCGGGAATGCTTGGCCGCCTTGGCGAGCAGATTTGTGGTGCGCGTATATGAAAATGGAACGGCTTTCACCTGTCTACAAATTCAGCCGTAAAGCCCTTGATTCCACGGGCAAGTTTTCCGGCTATGCCTCCACATTCGGCGGTGAGCCGGATGCGTACGGCGATGTCATTGCGGCCGGCGCATTCTCGGAAAGTCTCAGCGAGCACAAGGCCAACGAGACGCGGCCGGCGCTTCTGTGGGCCCACCGCATCGATGAGCCTATCGGCGTGTTCACCGAACTGAAGGAAGACGCCAAGGGGCTCAGCGTCACGGGCAAGCTGTCTCTTGGCGGTGAGCGAGCTAGGGCGGCGCATTCCCTGATGCAGGACGACGCGCTTGCGCTGTCGATCGGCTTTCGCACCCGCGATGCCGATTATAATCAGGATGGCGTTCGCATCCTGAAGGCGATCGACCTGGTAGAAATCTCAGCAGTCGCTCTGCCGGCGAACCGAAATGCGCGAATTACGCAGGTTAAGTCCATCCAGGACATTCGAGCTTATGAGGCCGAGTTGCGAGATGCACTCGGATTTTCCGTGCGCGACGCACGCAAGCTCGCATCGGGCGGATGGCCGGCGCTCAGCAAGGGCGATCCCAGTGAAGAAATCAAGGCAGCCTGCTCGCTTATTCGCGCGTCGGCGGCGAAATTCAAGGAGTGAGTGAGTATGGATCCCGAAGAACTCAAGGCCGCTCTGATTGAGCGGGACAATGCAATCGGCGGCCGGCTTGAAGCCGTCAACGGCAGCCTGGAGACGCTTACCGATCGCATCGAGGCGATCGAGGCGAAGGGCAGCTTCCCGCGCGGCGGCAGCCGACGGCCGAACCATCTTGATCCCAATACTTTTGAGGGTCAGCATTTTGGGCGCTTCCTCAAGTGGATCCGCAACCCGAAGAATCCGCAAAGCATGAATGATCTCGACGAGATCGAGCGGCGCGGCGTCAATGAGTGCAAAGACGTGACCATTGGCAGCGGCTCGGCCGGCGGCTTTGCCGTTCCCGAAGAAATCGGCCGCATGGTGGAAAAGCTGGAGCTGTCTTTCTCGCCAGTGCGCCGCATGGTGAAGGTCGTGAAGACGAACACCTCCGATTACAAGGAGCTCGTCAGTCTGCGCGGCGGTGATGTTGGATGGGTGGGCGAAACGAGCACTCGCACTGTCACGGACACTCCCACGCTCCGCGAGGTCGTGCCAACGCATGGTGAACTCTACGCATATCCGCAGGCGTCGGAATGGTCACTGGATGATGCTTTCTTTGATGTCCCCTCATGGCTTGCAATGGAAATCGCGGACGGCTTCGCTGTCACCGAAGGCCTGGCCGTAATCGATGGCGACGGCACCAATAAGCCGACGGGCTTGCTCGACACAACGCCTGTTCTGACGGACGACTTCGCCTCGCCGCTTCGTGCGGCGGCAGCGTTTCAGTACATCGCGTGTGATACCGACATTGGCCAGTCTCCGACTGATCAGGCTGTCGGCATCACCAGTGATTGCCTGATCGATACTGTCTACAAGCTGAAAAGCCAATATCGCGCGAATGCAGTTTGGGTGATGAACTCAAACACTGCGGGTGCGGTTCGCAAGCTCAAGACGGCTGATGGCGTCTATCATTGGCAGTCCAGCCTGATCCTCGGGCAGCCGCCTATGCTGCTCGGCTATCCCGTCGAGACCTGGGAACAAATGCCGGACATCGCGGACGACGCTTTCCCGATCGGCTTTGGTGATTTCCGCCGCGGCTATCTGCTCGCCGATCGTGTCGGCTTGAGGATCACCGTGGATCAGGTGACGAGGCCAGGATATACGCGCTTCTATGTGAGGCGTCGTGTAGGGGGCATTCCTTTGAATAATGATTCGATCAAGTTTATCCGCACGCTCGAATAGTATTGCGCGCGCTCTGCTTGGTGCCAGCCGCATGAGCGCAGCATAGGACGCGTTGCTTTCGTCGTTGTCAGCAGCGCGTCCTGCCTCGAATACTACCGGGGGCGGGTCTTAAGCTAAAAACTACGCGTATTCTCGAC